GCCCCTGGCCTTTGGGCGCGTGGGAGGCGTGCGCAGATCGCACCCTTTCGATTCCAGTTGGCCCGGATACATTCATGGCATTTGATGTGGCTATCTCCAAACGCACGGCCTCATTGGTGGCCGGTCAATATCTGCCCAATGGCAAAATCGCTGTTGGCCTGATGCAGCAATGGAGATCGGAAACAGCTGTGGATGAATTGCAGATTGCAGCCGACATCAAAACAAACTGGGTCGATAAGTATTTTCCACGCATGATCATGTTTGATCACTACTCCACAGCAAGTATTGCGGCGCGATTGACTGCCAGTGGTTGCAGAATGATCGATGTATCTGGAACCGCGTTCTATCAGGCATCAGGGGATCTCTTGGATTGCATCGTCAATTCCAGGCTAGTGCACATGGGCCAGGAACCTTTTGATTTGCAGATGCAATCGTGTGCTGCCAAAACTAATGACTCCAGTTGGCGTATCGTGCGAAGGGCCAGCGCAGGTGATGTATCCGCGCCGATTTCACTGGCCATGATTGTTCACAAAATGCAGGAACCTGTTTCAACTCCAATGGTAATTGCAGGCTAGACACGCCGAGAATTCCCAATTGTTCGATATGTCCGTTTTAGGTGATATGGGGCTATTATCCGACTATGGGTATTTTGTCTGCGTTGCGGCTGGTCAAGGATGAACCCGTTACGCTCCAAAATCAATATGCCCCGGCTGTGATGAGTTCCGGCTATGGCGTAAGCGGCTGGAGTGATTATGGAATGCAATTTGATTTTGCAGGCATCGATCTACCATCAGCACTTCAGGTGCCAACGGTCAGTAAGTGCAGACAATTGATTTGCGGAACAATCGCAGGAATTCCGCTTGGCTTATACAACAAAAAAACAGGTGAAGAATTAGGTTCACCCATTTGGTTAGATCAACCAGATATTCGGCAGCCTCGCAGTGTAACAATTGCCTATACCGTGCAATCATTGTTGTTTTATCAGGTTGCCTACTGGGAAGTGACTGCAACATATGCTGATGATGGAAGACCAGCGCGATTTGCATGGGTAGCAAATGAAAGAGTTACGCCAAAACTAAATGAGCGAAATACTCTTGTTGAATATTACACAGTCGATCATGAAGTGCGGCCGATGAGTGGCATAGGAAGTTTGATCACATACCAATCACTTCAGCCTGGTGTGCTCGGTACCGGTGCAAGAACAATAAGGGCCGCGTTAGATTTGGAAAAAGCGGCTGCAATAGCGGCGCAGACACCGATTCCAAGTGGCTTCCTGAAAAATTCCGGGGCTGACTTACCGGAGGCGACAGTGCAAGGAATTCTTGCAAGTTGGAAGGCCGCAAGAAATTCACGCGGAACGGCCTATCTCACTTCCACTTTGGATTATCAGACCACATCATTTTCACCCAAAGACATGATGTACTCAGAGGCAAAACAGGATTTGAGTACGGAAATTTGCAGATTGATGAATGTACCGGCATACATGGCCTCATCTGATGCAAATAAAAGCATGACATACCAGAATGTTTTAGATGCCCGGAAAGAATTTTATGCGTACACGCTGGCCCCTTATGTATGTGCCATTGAGGATCGACTCAGCATGGATGACATAACAAATGCAAATAATGTTGTGCGTTTTGCTAGCGATGAAACATTCCTGCGTGCTGATGCAACTGCGCGTTTGGCAGTTATTGAAAAAATGCTTTCACTCAATTTGATTACTTTGGACCAAGCAAAAGCAATGGAAGATTTATCACCGAATGGAGATGGCTCATGAAATTAACATTTAGTACACCAATCCAAGCCGCTGATACAGAACGCCGGGTCATTTCTGGCAAGATTATGGAGTACGGGGCAACTGGTCAAACATCGGCAGGGCCTGTTGTATTTGAGCACGGATCAATTGAGATTCCGTCACCCGGCAGAATAAAGTTGCTCGCGCAACATGAGCCAAACAATCCGATCGGCCGTGCTCAATCTTTTAGTGCAGATGGCAATTTCATCTACGGATCATTCAAGATTTCCAGCAGCACCAAGGGTACAGATTATTTGACTTTGGCAGCTGAGGATTTGGTCAGTGGGCTATCCGTTGGGGTGGAAGTCATTTCATCTCTGCCCACTGACACTCACCTTTTAGTGACAAGTGCCAGGCTCATTGAAGTCAGCCTTGTCGAATCGCCTGCATTTGAAAATGCAGTGGTCACTAGCGTTGCCGCAAGTCAGGCCGAAATTGAGGCGGCAAATTCCACAAGTACAAGTACCAAAACAACCACGATCAATACAACAATTGTAGAGATCGAAACCGAAACAGAAAGTGAGGATGTCATGACGACAGCCCCAGATGATACAGCCCCAGAACCTGCGGCAGAGGCTCCCGTTGTGGATGCCTCACGCCCTGTAGTTTCTGCAAGTTATATGGTGGGAGAAGTACGCTCACCAATCAAAACACAAGCGCAATACTTAGAACACAAGATCAAAGCCACAATGGGCAATGATGTTTCCCGTGATTATATTCGTGCAGCAGATGCCATCGCACAAAAGATGAATTTTGCCAACGATTCGTTCACGACGAACCCAGCATTCAAGCCCGTTCAATATATTTCTAGTGTCATTGACACATCCGTCATGACACGCCCAACAATTGATGCACTTGGTGGTGCTCGCGCATTGGCACCAAGCGGAATGACTATTTCGCATCCAAAAATTACCACTGCCGCAACAATGGCTGTTGTCGCAGAAGGTGCAGCAACTGCTGGAACTCAAATTGTTTCTGCCTATGTGGATGCAACAGTTGTCAAAATTGCAGGCACTCAGATCATGAGTCAAGAATTACTTGACAGATCAGATCCAAGTTTCTATTCTGCAATGTACGAGAATTGTTTGCGGGGATACGCAAAAGCATCTGATGCAAAAGTTATCGCTGAAATTATTGCTGGCGGTACAGCATCAGCAACTACACAGGCAGCAACTGTTGCTGGACTTCAGGCATTCGTTGCAGAGTGTGCACCACTTGTTTATGCAGCTACTGGTGAAACTGCCACAGCATTCATTGCAGGTACATCCGTTTGGAGCACTTTGATCGGCAGCCTAGATACAACCGGGCGCAGTATTTTCAATGCTGCATCTCCAATGAACGCCAATGGTCAATCAACTCCACGCGGATTACGCGGCGATATGATGGGCCTTGATCTATGGGTTGATGCCAATATGGTTGCAACCACAATCGATAACTGCGCGTTTATTACTACACCATCAGCAATCTGCATTTATGAAAGCCCAGTGCTTTCATTGTCAGTCAATATCACTGCTACTGGTGAAATTGCCACAGAATTGTATGCGTACTTTGCAACCAAAACATTGATTGCAGGCGGCCTACAGTTATTTGACAAGACCTGATAAAACCCTAAGTCGCTTACAGGGCTAGGAGGCCCTGGCCCTGTAAGCCTTATCAATTAAAATGAAAGGATGAAGTCATGGCAGCCACATATACAACAATGCAAGAGTTGCGCGATTCTTTGGGTATTGGCACCCTCTATTCAAACGCGACAGTTGAAGAATGTTGTCAGACTGCACAGGATCTCATCAATTCATTTCTTTGGTTTAATACAACACCGGTTGTTGCAACGAGCCGTTCGACAAATGTTGCAACAGTGGTCATTGCCAGTCCGGGGCAATTTGTAGTTGGCCAGTCCGTGACGATCGCGGCATCTGGCACATCTTTCAATGGAACGAAAACAATCACAGGCACAGGCCCTTATCCGATTACAGCTCAAAATGCGTTTTTGCCAACGCGTTATGTTTATCCGCTTGGGTATCAATATATTCAATACGCAAGTGAAGGCACAGATGAGCCAATGCATCTGGTTCAACCTTATGGCTCAATGACTGGCCCTGATGATAAAACGGCATCGTATGCGGTCACTCCAGCAATTAGATCAGCCTCAATGATTTTGGCAACGAACATTTGGCAATCTCGCCAATCTACGCAAAACGGCGGCGTTGGCATCGATGGATTTGCTCCAAGCCCTTTTAGAATGTCAAACACATTGATGGCATCGATTAGGGGATTGCTCGCGCCATACCTTAGCCCGAACAGCATGGTTGGATAGTTATGCCAGCCGCTGCACTCACAACATTGCGCTCAACGATAGCATCGGCCTTGGCCAACGCTGGAGTTTGGAGCACATTCTCATTTCCGCCTTCAGTTGTAATAGCCAACTCAGTTATCGTGGCCCCAAGTGATCCATACCTGGTTCCAAGCAATAACTCCCAGGCATCCATTGCTTGCATGGCAAACTTCAAAATCATCATGACGGTGCCGTATCTGGACAATCAGGGCAACCTGAATGGCATCGAATCAACCATTGTTGCAGTGTTCAACAAACTTGCAGCATCATCGATTGTGTTCAACATTACCGGGGCCAGTGCTCCATCACTGTTGGATGCACCCAGTGGGCCAATGCTCACATCAGATTTTTCCATCACTGTTCTAACTACTTGGTCATAGGAGATAAAATGAGCGATACAAATGCAGAGAATTTGGCTTGGCTTGTCAAGACTGGCCAGATCACAGACACAAAAGAGGCTGCAAAGCCAACGACAACAGAAAAAGAGGCATAGACAATGGCAATATATCTAAACAACAATGTTGGCGTGAAACTTGCAACAGCAGCCGCGCCAACTGTTCCATCAGTGGATATTTCAACTTATGTTAGCGCAGTGACTTTAACGCAATCATTTGATGAGCTGGAAGTCACGACCATGACTGACTACGCCCACAAATTTGTAAAAGGGCTACAGAGTGCCACACTGACCATCGATTTTTACAACGATTGGGCAGCTGGACAGGTCATGGCTACATTGGGAGCAGCATGGGGCACAACCCTTGCAGTTTCGATGATCACCGGTAATGGTGCAACTCCATTGACAGTTTCAGCGACCAACCCAACATTCCAATTTTCAATTCTTGTGAACAACCTGACTCCAGTGGGTTCAGGTGGCGTGGGCGATGAGGCATCATCTAGCCTTTCATTCACAGTCAATACAGTTGTTACACAATCATCATCCACTGCATTCTAAGGAGTGAATCATGGCACGCTTGAAAATCACCAGGGCCTCTGGGGAAGTGATCGTACCGATCACCCCAGTGGTTGAAGTAGCGTTTGAAAAATATGCAGGCTCAGGAATCCACAAACGATTTCGAGATGCAGAGCAACAGACCGACATCTATTGGTTGGCCCACAATGCTTTGCAGCGCATTGAGGTAATTCCTCCATTTGGAGAAGAATGGCTGAACACACTCATTGCAGTCGAAGTTATGGATGATGAACCCGTAAAAAAATAGACAAGGGCAGCCTCACATATCTAGTGGCCTCACTAGCTGTGGAGATGCACATAAGCCCGGATGAAGTCCTTGCTATGGATGAAAGGATGTTCAAGGCAGTATTGCAAGTGTTCAATGACCGAGCAAAGGAGCGAGCAAATGCCATTAGACATAACAGGCGTTGAATCCACTTTGAAGGCCATGCGTAAATTTGATAAGGATCTCACCAAGGAGATGAACAAAGATATCAAGGCCGTCATGCTTGGAATCCGTGACAAAGCCCGGGCAGATGTACCCATTGGCTTTCCCAGTTACCTTTACGGCTGGGAAAAGCGTGGCAAGATACAGAGCCAATCGACCTTTAACACAACTGGCCGTGTTCGCAAATTTCCGCTGTTTGATACTGCCGAGGTAACAGCAGGCATTGTTTATCGTCAGGGGAAGAGCCAACAAAACAAACAGGGCTACCGTGCCCAATATTATGTGCGCAACAACTCCCCAGCCGGTGCAATCTATGAAACAGCAGGCAGAGTGCAATCAGGCAAGCAAGGCAAGTCAAACAACCCACAGGCAGGCCAATTGTTCATCGGTGCAATGGGGCCGCTATACGGCAAAGGCCAAGAACGCGGCCGTTTGATATTCAAAGCCTGGGAGCAAGATCAAGGCAAAGCCACATTAGCTGTGGCCAAGGCAATTGACAAAGCCATTGCGATTTTCAATGCATCAGGCGGCGGCGGTACACAATCAGGATATGGGCTGGTGTCATAATGCCAAATTTATTAGTCACGGCCACGACCCGATACGATCCCAAGGGATTGAACCAAGCAAAGAAACACATTGGTGGGTTTGATAAGACCGTCAAATCATTAGCCAAATCCTTTGCAGGATTATTCGCCGCACAAAAATTGATGCAGTTTGGTAAGGCATCTGTTCAAGCATTTATTGCAGATGAAAAGGCTGCAAAGATGTTGGGCAATACTTTGAAGAATGTTGGTCAGGCATACGCGGCAACCAATGTTGAAGATTACATTTCCAAATTACAAAGTGCAACGGGTGTCCTTGATGATCAACTAAGGCCAGCCCTGCAAATTCTATTGACTGCCACATCCGATGTTGCTAAATCACAGGATGCTTTGGCCCTCGCATTAGATGTAAGTGCCAGCACCGGGAAAGATTTATCCTCAGTGAGCACGGCCCTCGCCAAAGGGTTTCAAGGAAATACAACTGCATTGGCCAAAATGGGCGGGGCTGTTTCCAAGGCCACAATTGCCACAGGCGATATGGACAAAATCACAGCAGAATTAACGGCCAAATATAAGGGTTCGGCACTCACAGCCATGACTGGTTATGCCGGACAAATGGCAAAACTTGGTGTGGCCGCTGCCAATTCCAAAGAGATTATTGGCAAGGGCTTACTCAATGCCCTTTCAATATTGGGTGAGTCAAACAGCGTTTCAGACACAGCTGATGCTATGGAAAGACTTTCCACAAACACAGCTGATGTGATTCGCGGTATTGCAATCCTTGCTGCCAAACTCAAAGCGATTCCAGTATTCAGTCCAATTATCAGTACTTTCAGTGATGTAATCACAGCAGGGCCATTAGGTGCATTGGCACGATTAGGCCAATCAAAAGTTAAAACGGGATATGGCCAACAAAGCCCGGGTGATCGCAAAATTGTCGATGCCAACAATAAGAAATTGGCCCTTGCCAAAAAAGAAGAATTAGCACTATTGGCTGCAAAGAATAAAACAACGCGTGAAGAAGCGCAGATGAAGAAGGATCAGGCTGCCTTAGATGCACTCAAAGCCAAGTTCGATTTAGAGCGTATCGGCCTGAATGCTGCACTCAATCAGGCAACGGATGAGGAAACAAAGGCACGCATCCGGGCACAGATTGCAATCTTGGATGAAACTGGCAAAACAGCACAAGCGGCCAATGATGCATTGGTGAAAGCCCAATCTGAGAAATTGGCGGCTGAAGTAAAAGCGGCCTTGGCATTAGATAAGTTGGCAACTTCAGCAGACAGTGCTGGGACATATTTGAGAGGAATCAGTGCAAAGGAAGCCGCAGCAGGTTTGACCAAAATTGCTGATGTACTCACTAGCGTGGGCCTGACTCCTGCCGCTGGAGTATTGACCAGCACGAGCGGAACAACCGGAGTCGCGGCCAGTAGCATTCCATTGAATGATTACATTGCCCCAATAACTGAGGAAGTCAAAGCGGCCGTGATCAGTACGCCATCTGGCATTGATGCCATTTTGGAATATGCAGCAGCTGCCACAGAGCGTGCAAATGCCTTTGCCTTGCTATTGGAACAACAAACAGCAGCCGATATAGCCAATTTCAACGCTGGTTATCTATCTCAATACACGGGAACAAAGATGGGTATGGAAAATGGTGTGGTGATCACCATAAATGACAACACCAGTGGCCTTATCGAAATTGTGCAGGATGCAGTGGTTTCCAATAATCGTTATGGCAACACATTGGTGCCACATGGAGCGATTGCAAACCCATGACCATTCCAGTGATCAACGCCGTCATCAATTTTTCAACAGGGCCAACCTTTGCCCAAGCAATGATTTTAGATACTGGCATCCTTGATACGAATGTATTGGCAGATGCAGCAGCCGTCATTGTCGATGTGAGCAATGTGGTGAACAGTATTCAAACCAAGCGTGGGCGAAATCCACAAACCAGCGAATTTCAAACTGGCACATTGAAGTTGGTCATTGTGGATCAGAATGGTGATTTTAATCCACAAAATGCGGCAGGGCCATATTTTAATTTGCTGACTCCAATGCGTAAGGTACAAATCACAGCTACTTATGGAGGCATCACATACCCGGTATTTTCGGGATTTATTACCAGTTACAGCACATCGATTCCCAAGGCAGGAACCAGTGAGGTTGCACTTACAACAATCAACGCAGTGGATGCATTTAGATTGGCACAGAATGCACAGATTTCGACCGTTGCGGGAACCAGTGCTGGGCAACTAACTGGTGCCCGAATCAATAACATTTTAGATCAGATAGCCTGGCCAAATTCGATGAGGGATGTAGATCAGGGATTAACAACGGTGCAAATCGATCCTGGTACGGCAAGGACTAGCCTCCAAGCCTGTCAAACAGTGGCCACTACGGAATTTGGGGCATTTTATGTCGATGCCACTGGCAGTTTTGTTTTCCAAGATCGCCAACTCACGGCCACCAGCGTGGCGGCAACACCCATTGTTTTCAGCGATGATGGGGCTGGCATTGAATATTTTAACGCTGTGTGGGTGCTCAATGATTTGCTCATCTTCAACTCAGCCCAAGTCACGGCCACTGGCCTTGCTACGCAAACAGCGACTGATGCCGCAAGTGTCGCCAAGTATTTCCTGCATTCCTACAACCAGCAGGATTTGCTCATGCAAGATACGGCAACGGCATTGAATTACGCGCAGGCATTCGTGGCCTCCAATGCTGAAACAACCGTCAGATGTGATGCCATTGAGTTGGATCTCTATACAGACAACTACAACACAGGCATCATTGCAGCCTTGGACTTGGATTATTTTGATCCAGTGACAATTAAAACGGCCCAGCCTGGTTCAACATCGATTGAGAAAACTTTGCAAGTATTTGGCAAGTCCATGAGCATCACGCCAAATTCATGGAAAGTCACTATGGTCACTTTGGAAGCCATAATTGACGGGCTGATTTTGGATAGCGCGCTTTACGGGCTTTTAGATACCGATGTACTATCCTACTGATATGAGAGCGAGCAACTAAATGGCAAAACAGACCTTCACAACCGGGCAGGTACTGACTGCCGCTGAAATGACGGCATTGCAGCTGAATGACTACAACCAGACAGTGAGTGCAAAAGTAGCAAGTTATGTTCTAGTGGCCGCTGATGCTGGCACACGGATCACAATGAGCAATGCAGGCGCTACAACTATTACAGTTAATACCTCGCTATTCGCGGCAGGTGATACGGCATACATTACTAATATCGGTGCAGGTGCTACAACAATTACGGCAGGTACGGCAACAGTCAGCACGGCCTCATCGTTAGTACTGGCACAATATGACTCAGGCCGCCTCTATTTTACAAGTACGGGCGTGGCAATATGGGAAAAGTATCAGGGCGCAAGTACGGCAGCTGCCTTTTCAGGTGCAAGCGTGTACAAGTCAGGCTCTCAGTCTATAACACGCGGCACAACAACGATTTTAACCTTTGATAGTGAAAACTTTGATACGGGAAGTTATCACGATACAGGCTCTAATACTTCACGATTGACTACAGCCTCAACGGGAAAATATTTATTTAATTGGACTATTTCAAGCCCCGCGCCTGATGTACCTTTTTATCTTGTTATGTATAAAAACGGCGTAGCAATTACATTAGGCACTAATAGCGGAATAGTTGCCTCGATACCTTTTACAAGTGCTAATACAGCCTACGGATTTACTGGGGCTTTTTTATTGGCGGCCACAGCGGCAGACTATTACGAAATCGGCCTCTTAATAAATGGCGCTGGTAGCGTGACTTTAACTAATGCGGTATTTAGTATAATTTCTTTGGGGGCATAAAATGAGCGTACATACTTTTAATATACCTGCGGCCATAAACGGCGAGCAATTACGCGAGGAGTTAGGCGCGGATTCTGTATATATTAACGAGGATTCACTCTACATTGTAGGCAATTTAACCGAGGCACAGGCTCAGTCTGGCATAGATGCACACATTCCTGTAGCGCCTAAAGTACCTACAGCGGCAGAAAAGTTATTCGCCGCTACTGGCTTGACAGTTGCAGAATATAAAGCCTTAGGCCTGTAATGCTTACAAGTGCTAACGGCTGGCCTGCCTCTGAGGATCAGGCCGCTATTGGCATTAAATCCTACAAGGTGCCGGGTACTAACTTAAAAATGAGATGTGCAGAAAAGGTTGCACCATTGCTCATCAATTTTGCAGCAGAATTTCATGCATTAATTGAACCCATCGATGAAGGCACATTAGATGATTGGGGATATTGCTTCCGCAAGGTCAGAGGCAGTGGAACAGTTGTCAGCAATCATAGTTCGGGGACTGCCGTTGATCTGAACAGTCTGCGCCATCCTCTCGGAAAATTGAACACATTTGAGGCTGCAAAAGTGCCAATGTTAGATGCGCTTGTGAGAAAATATGGCCTTAGAGCAGGCAAGGACTACAAAGGCAGGAAAGATCCGATGCATTATGAAATCAATTTGAACCCAGTCAAAGTGGCTGCGCTCATTAAGAAGTTGGGAGTCACAGCATGAACGCAGTCAAAGCAGCAGCAGCCTCTTATGGGCGAAGTTTCCTCAGCGCATCCATTGCGGTCTATCTTGCAGGAGTCACAGATCCAAAGGCTATCCTGGCAGCAGGCGTTGCAGCTGTGTTGCCGGTACTTTTGCGTTGGCTCAATCCCAACGATCCTGCATTTGGGAAGAAGTGACCTCGCAGCAGTGGGCCGCTAATATAGGCATTTTCACTACCTTGGCCGCTATGTGTACTGCCCTGATCCGTTTCTATGTCAAGGCCATTTTTCATGAATTGATGCCTAATTCAGGCAATTCCTTGCGCGACCGTATAGACATCATTGAAAAGCGGCAGATGCACATCCATGATCTACTCCTGGAGGCTGCGCTCAACAAATAGCGACACGCCGAAAGTCGTGCATATTGTCTATATCGTCTATATCGTCTATCCTAGGCATATCACCGTTTGGTGGTACTTAGGAAAGGGCCTCAAATGTCAAGAATGGCAGATTTATACATCGACATAAGCAACAAGTTAGAAAAGGAAAACAAAGGATTCGCCGCAATGGTTGATTGTGGTTGTGAATCATGTGAGGGGCAAACAGCCAAGGCGATTGATCAAGAGTTTCAATCGATGAGTGATGCACAACTATCAAAGTTGGCACGCGCATGAAAATCACCCTGGACATTACAGCGCAGGACTTCGATCATCTAACAACCAACATGATGTTGTGGGGCGGTACGGATTGGAAATCCAAAAATGCCGAATATGAAAAGCGATTTGAATGCTTAATTCCACAAACTGAAATTGACTATGGATGGGTATTCATTCATTGGGTTACAACATACGCGGATTACATTTTAGTGGCCGCATACCTCAAAGCCATCGCTGAGCCACACCAGGCATTGTTCGATTCAGCTACAGGCGACATTGCAATCCTGACTGATTTTGCTGGGTCGTGGATGAAATGAGCGAACCTACATATTTGAGCACAACACAGATGGCGGCGGTGCTGGAAATTTCATCAGGCACATTGCGCCGCATGGTACGCGATAAGAAGATTTCAGCCTACAAGCCTTTGGGCGGTCATTTTCGATTCGATATGGATAAAACAATCCAGGCGTTTTGGAAACTTGAAGGCGAGGCCAACAAATGATTGCATTCATTGCATCGTTGCCTGAATGGTTCATTGTGCTGTTCATCTGGTTGTTTCTTGGTTTCATTATGTATTCAGGCTACTTGCTAGGCATGGAAGCCGGTTTAGATCGTGGCCATCGTTCTGGGTTTGACTTAGGCCGGGGAGTCGGTCGCCGCGAGGCATCCGATCGATTATGACCTATCAACGCACATCATTAGAGGCACTCATGAAGGTACAACCTCACATTGGATCAATCAATGGTGAAGTGTATTCATACATCGTCAATTGTGGAATCAACGGGGCAACAGATCAAGAGATTGAAGCCGTGATTCACATTGAGGGCAACAGCGTTCGGCCATCTCGCGGCGCCCTTGTTAAAAAAGGATGGATTTCAAATAGCGGCAAAACACGCAAAAATAGCAAAGGCAACAACTGCATTGTGTGGGTCGCTTTAGAGGAAGGGATGATGCTATGAGTTTCAACATGGATGATTATGTGGATGTGGCTGAAAGAATTAGGCGTGTGAAGGAACAATACCCAGAAGCAGTATTTAGGCCAGCAAATCCCCTGGAGCCATTCAAGGTTGTGGAAGTAGCAGGCACCACATACATCGCTTACACAGCTGCGTTGTATCGTGATCCATTTGATTCATGCCCGGCAATCGCCTGTGCATGGGAAGAAGTACCCGGCAAAACTCCATATACAAAGGGCAGCGAATTAATGAATGCTGAAACAAGTGCATGGGGCAGGTGTGCCATTGCAATTGGTATTCCATCGAAGAAGATTGCCAGCGTTGAAGAAATTAGAGCACGGCAAGAAGAACCAACGGCCAGTGTTACACCCATCAAGAAGACAGAACACGAGTTGTACGATCCTTGGGCTACTGCCACAACGACTAAACCCACACCCCATGTTTCACCAGCTGATGTATTCGATGCCTGGCATTGCGTTCATGGCGATCGTGTGGAGATAGAGGGAGAAAAGAACGGCAAAGCCTATTTTGGTATGGGATGCCCCAAGACACGCAACAGCGGTGAACAATGTGCAGCCAATTGGTTTTCACTCAATGCTGAGGGCAAATGGGTGCCAAAGTTAGAGGCGGTGAAGTGATGATGACACACGATGAATTGCTGGCATATATGAACAAAGAAATAGACCAAGCTGCGTGGACAACAGAATATTATCCGTTCAAATCTTTGCAAGCCCTTCGCGCAGTAGCGGAGTTGCATAAGCCATTTCATGACAGTTCTGGTTGGTGGCATTGTAATGAGTGTGACCATATTGGAGATTTCGGCTGCCCCACAATTCGAGCCATAGAGAAGGAGTTGGGATAATGGGATGGGCATCAATAATCCCCAGCGAAATATGCTCATTATGTGGTGAACGCAGGCCATTAGATACAGGCCGTTGGCGGTATGACCCAAGGGTGGGGCGTAGGTTTGCCTGTTGGGAGTGCAAATGAAACCCGTGCAGGTCACAATTCGTTATGAATGCAGGAAGTGCAAGAAAATAACAGATCAGATTGAGCGAATTATCACCGATAATCTGCCTGAAGATTGTAAAGTGTTGCAATGTACTAAGTGTGGTGCGATGGGAGTCTGTCGATCACCCTGGGGAATTGAGGCAACGGAATGAACAATCTATGGATGGGCCTCCTATTGGGGCTAGTGTTAGGGCGCATATTCAGCCTGTGGTTTGATAGATAGTTATCCACAGGAGTTATCCACAGGCACGCATAACCTGTGGGAAACGCCCAAGATTTACGCTGTTACTTGACTCAACCGATACGATGCATAGCGCACGGCAGGGCACGAAGTGGATAGCCCGGCTGGGTGTTGTGCATCTATTGGCAGGGCTATGTCTTGTGCTAAGTAGCCCTGGAGTTAGTGCAGTAGAAGTTAAAACAATCAAACAATATGCAGGTTCATTGCTTACTCCTTTAGAGTATGTAGCAGCTGATGTCTTATGGACTAAGGAAAGCAATTGGAACATCCGAGCATCTAACGGATCACATCACGGCTTATGTCAAGGCCGTAGTAAATACTTAATCAAAGCCAACTACAAACAACAGATTCAATGGTGTGTGTCGTATGCTTATCATCGATATGGATCGATTGCTTTGGCCTTAGAGCATTGGAGGAAGTACGGATGGCATTAAGACATCAAAACAATACAAGCGCATTTAAGAAGCAGCGCATCAGAGTATTAGAGCGTGATCAATACACTTGTACTTACTGTGGCAATCCAGGTGCAACTCATTGTGATCATGTTGTGGCCAAGGTCGATGGCGGCGGCGATGAATTGGAGAACCTGGTCGCCAGCTGTGCCCGGTGCAATCTGTTAAAGGGTAGGAAGCCTGTAGGCCTTTTTTTAGGGCAAACTTCTGC